GAAAATACCTTGAATATAGCACTTCTTAGAAGCACCTTTTCCTTCGGTAATAAATTCTACCTTGTTAATTTCTTCTGTGATAAGTTTCATTTGTTTATCCAGTGAATCCTACTTTTGTCGCTCTTACTGATGTTGATGATGCCCAAATAACATAACTAGGTGGCTTCTCAAGAAGTTCGACATGACTTTGTGGCATAGTGAAGGTGACTGTATCACCAGCACCAACCGTGCTTGCCATACTGACAGTTGCAGTACCAGCAACACCATTAAAAAGTCTAACTACGCTAGCATTGGATACGTTTGTACCATCACCAGATGTAGTTCCCAGTGCTACTTCGTTCCCAATTAATAAAGTTCTTGCCATTACTCTTGATCCTCTTCTGATTCTTGCTCAACATCATCTTGATCAATACCAAAGAGACTTGACGCTACATAAGGTCTAGCACCATCAATTCTTTCAGCAGCTTTTGCATATAAAACGCTTTTAATAGCATCAGAAACCTCTGAAGGCTTAGCGCCAGTTGCAATCAGGTCGATAACGTTATCCATAAAATATTAATGTATTATATTTTATATTTATATCTCAGCCTTTTTGGCATCCTTTTGCATCTGCGCATCAACAACTTCTGCATCTTGTTCCATGTCTGGTTCCATAGGAACTTCACCCATTGCCATCGGATCTTGTCCCATTCCCATATCTCCACCTGGTAATGGTTCTCCCGTAACTGGATCTACCGTTCCAGGAGCTGGGATAATACCTTTATTAATTTCATCTTCAATCTGCTCATCAATCTCAATGATTTCCGAATCAGTTTGACGGAGAACTTTCTTTCTTACATACTCTGTTGAATAATACTTACCAATATAAGGTTCGATAGTGGCAAGGTTACCAAGTCTGCTTTGAAGCATTTCAGACTCTTTCAGTTCGGCAAACTGGTTGTCATACAAGAAGTCATATTGAATATGGTCGGACATGATCTCCCAGTCTTCGGGAGTAACAATGTTCTTGAGGATAAGTTGAGTTCTCAACATGTCATTAAACATTTGAGAGAATCTCTTTCTCAAACGACCAACAAACTTAGCAAACTTAAGTTCGTCTCTCAGAATCTCAGAAGAACGACCAAGGTTAAAACCACCATCAGCAGCGATTCTAGATTCTGGAACTCCAAGTGATCTGTAGAGTTTCTTTTGGAAATACTCAATATCAGCAAGTTCACCTAAGTTTTGTCCACCAGGAAGTGTAGTGATTTCTGTACCACGACCACCTTCTCTTCTGGGTAACCAGAAGTCTTCCATCATGGACATAAACTTACGGTCATCACGAACTTCGCCCGTGTTGGCATCATAAGCAAGTTTATTTCTGTAGCGAGACATAACCTCTTTGAGGTATTGCTCTGCTTTTACCTTGGGAAGATTACCAACGTCAATATAGAAAATACGACGCTCAGGTGCTCTGGACAAACGATAGATAACCAGAGAATCCTCAATCATTCTTAGTTGATTGAGTGCTTTAATTGCCTTATGAAGATATGAAAGAACCGTTCCTTTGTTTCTATCTACAAGACCAGAACTACAATAAACAACCGAATCTTTTGCAATCTTTACAGAGTCTTTTTTACTTGCAGAACCACTAAATGTTCCACTTGGATAGTTTGACTTTGGAGTATAAACGAAATACTCTTCAATTTGTGGTTCTAAAGTTATCTCTACTTGATTTTTTTGAGCAACTCCAGGAATCCTAATATCCATCCTAGGATCTTTCTTTTTCTCCTGACGGACATACTTCATTTTCATTGGGTCAATATATCTCAGGTCTTGGATGCCTGCCTGAGGATTCTTGACATCAATGACTTTTAGATAGTATACTCTTCCGTCAACATACCAGTTTCTAAAGATTTCGTGTGCTTTTCTGTCGAAATCCATTATCTCTTTGAGATATTTGAACTCCTCTCTGATTACTTTTTTGAGTTTATCGCTAGCATTAAGATTGGAAAGTTCAATCTCTACTGGTGAATCGTAGAGATCACTAACGATTGCCTCATTTACAACGTCTTCAATAGCACCATCACATTCTGGGTGAAGTGCCATTTCACGGTATCTTTTGATTAGATCATGCTCAGTCTTATATACGCCTTCAATATCTACATATTGACCATAAAAACCACTCGCAATATAATTGTCAACCCCGTCCTCATTGGTTTGAGGAACGGGGGACATTACTGAGGGTGGTTTTTGGTTACTGTCAATAGAAAAACCAAAAAGTCTTGCCATCGTATAATAAGTCTACTTGTTATGGACTATTTAGTTGATGTCTTCGCCGCCTGCATTAGCGCCACTACCTCTTACTGCTTCCCACCACTGAACCTGAAGTTCAACAGTAAACTCTTGAATACCCTGTGCATCATATGAAAGTTCAATAGGTGCTACCTGAGTTGGGAAAACATCATAGAAGTGATACTTTCTGAGAGTTTCTCCACTACGATCAAGTTGATAAACATAAGCATCTGCCTGATATGCAGCAGGATCAGTTGCTCCAGTGTTATCAGAAACACGGTTGATTGTATTCATCCACTTTTCGAAAGCAGAACGAATAGCAAAGTCGGTGTCGTTGATAACAGTGATTGACCAGGTATCAAAGGTTCTGTCGCCAGCAATCTTCAGGACTCTTCCTCTGAAGGGAACTTCGATTGGAGCAACGTTTGATGCTGGAAGGTTTGCTGCTTTGACAAGGAATCTTGCCTTGTTCAAGATGTCGTTAGCGTCAGCGACTCCAACCAGAGCGGGGAACGAAAGTTCCACCTCAAACAGGTTGGAGCGTGCGCCGCCACCAGCAAGCTTACTCTTGAAGTCAGTAATCTTTCTTAGTGGGGGTGGATTAAGTTGATTTCTAGTTGCCATTGTTTTTTGCCTCTAAGTTGGATTAATAATGATCAAACGTTACCGATTACTTCTTCAAAAGAAACACCAGTTCTGGTGGCTACGAATGTCAGACCAATGAAGTTGATTGATCTGTTTGGTTTGATGAAGATGTCAGCGACAAACTCATTATTGTCGATAACAGCAGCAGTGTTATTGGTCTCATCACAAATAACAACATAATCAAAGATTCCTCTCTTGGATTGAACATCGCGGAGGAAAGGTTCAATGATATTCACAAAGTTTGTTCTTGTGATTTCGTCGTTGAATTCGAAGAGTTGATCTCTTGCAGCAGCAGAAACTGCTTGCTCCAAGTAAATAAACAAACGGCGAACATTGATTCTATCGAATGCAGATGCTCTTGCGTATCCAGTCTTATCACCGAAGAGAACGATACCGTCACCAGGAGAGAAGATGACAGGGTTGATTCTGTTAGAATACAATCTATCTCTTTGAGTTTTGCTTGGATTGTATGCAAGCTTGACTGCATTGAGGATTGCTCCTCTTTGAGTTCCTGCGGGTGAGAACCAAGGGAAGTTGTTCAGATCGTTTCTAGCGCAAGTTCCAGCAACGTCGCCATTCAGAGGGACATAGCGGAATGTATCGCTGAATCTGTCATAAGTATACTTATAACCACTGTCAAAGACTGCATAAGTCGATGATGTGATTGGAGCATAGAAACTGACCAGATTGTCAGTGATTGCTGCATCAGAGTTGACCGTTACAGTTCCAGCGGTTCCATCATTGAGGAATGCCAGTCTATATGGGGAGATGAATGCCAGAGCATCCTGTCTTGCTTCGGCAACTGCGATCAACTTATTCGCAAGTGCTTGAGCAGTCTCCTTAGCATAGTTTGCTGATCCCATCAACAGGAAATCAACATCATAGTTATCAGTGTTCTCGAAGAGATCGTAACCAGCAGCAAGTTTGGTGAGGTTGGAAGTCAGAGAACCAGATCCAGTGATGTCAGTTCCACCGTCGTAGTTCTTACCACCGCCAAGAGTTAAAGTGCTAGATCCAGCAGCGCCAAAGATGATTCCTTGAGCATCTTGATCCCATCCTTGATCACTCTGAAGAGTGAAACCTGAACTGTAACCAGTTGTCGTGATTCCAGCAGGAGCAGATCCACCAAATACATTTCCAGAGTTGTTGGCAAGATACTTTCTCCAGTAAGAAGTGCTTCCTACAGAGTATTCTGCATCCTTTGCTTTGGAAAGTGAGAGGTGCTTCTCAAGAATTGTTCCAGCGTTGCCGCTTACCAATCCAGCATCGTCGATAACAACGACGTGAACTTCGTCGAATCTTGAGTTTCTGTCTGCAGCATATGCAGAAGTTCCAGGTCTGTCAACGAGGGTATTCCAAGCAACAGTTGATCCAGTCAGGGTGATTGATTGCTGATCAAACCAATCTTTCTGTGCAGTATAAGATGTAGTTCCAGTGGCAACTGAATTTCCGCTGGTATGGATAGCAACGCTA